AGCTCGCCCGACTAGCGCAAGAAACCAAACAACCAATAAAGTTCTTTGAGCCACAGCCTTATGACGAGAGCTTGGCGATCCCGATCTATGACGAGATACTAGGACTAGCGCATGGACACCAAGCTAACAGACCAGAACAGATCCCCAACTGGTGGCGCGGTCAATCGCATGGTGAGCAAGCAGTAGCCGAAGCCACGATCCTAAACACAGGACACTATCACCACCTACGGATAATGGAGACTGGCAGAAAGAATGGGCGCTCGCGATGGTGGGTTCAAGCACCAACGCTAGACAATGGTTCGGACTGGTATCGCAACAAGGCTGGCGATGACTCAGACGCAGGACTCGCGGTATACCTGCTCTATCCAGACAAACCCTTCAGCGGAACTGTGTATAAGCTCTAATGCCGACCTACGATTACAAGTGTCCTAAGTGCGAGATGACTATGGTAGTGATCCGCACACTCCAAGAGAAAGAAAGAAAACCCATTTGTGTCAATGACGCAATAGAGCTAGTAAGAACATACTCATCGCCACCTGTCCAGTTCAAGGGCAAAGGCTTCTACGCTACGGGAGACTAGGGGTATGGCTGGGTTTCCGAAACCATGTATAGAGTGCGGAAGACTATCCCTCGGTGATAGTAGGTGTGAGGAACATAGGCTAGAGAGAATCAGAATCCGTGAGGCTTTACGAGCAAACAGACAAAGACCTAACAAGCCCCGTAGACCCCACTATGAGGGTGACTATACCAAGCGAGCAAGACAGGTTAGACAGAACGCCCAGTACTGTTATCTCTGTGGTGATGGACCGAGACACAATGACCCTTGGACAGCTGACCATGTTATCGCTGGTGATCCGACAAGCGCTCTCATGCCAGCACATAGATCCTGTAACAGTCGTAGAGGGAATAAACCCTTAGACCTGAAGCCCTAGTGGCTCGATACCCCTCCCGTAGTAGTAGCGGGGTGGGTAGAATCCTAGAACTACTCTCCCCGTAAACCCCCCAATGCTTTAGCAGAACGCGCATTCCCGCGAAATTATCCTTTTTTTGAGCTGGTCGGTGTAGTCTAAGAAGAAGACCCAAGAGAGGAAAACAAAATGGCACAAATCGCCAAAGACCTAGAACCCCTGATTCAACCGATAAGCAAGCTCAAACCAGCTACGCATAACCCGCGTAAGGGTGATGTTGAGTCGATCAAAAAATCTTACGAGCGCTTTGGTCAGCGTAAGCCAATCGTTGCGCTGAGATCTACTGGCGAAATTATCGCTGGCAACCACCAGTATCTAGCAGCTAAGGATCTTGGCTGGACTGAGATGGCAGTTGTCTTTGTGGATGACGATAAGGAAACCGCGATTGCCTACGGCGTGGCAGACAATCGTATCGGTCAGCTTGGTGAGTGGAATGTTGAAGAACTTGTGCTTGCGCTTGATGAGATCGGACTAGATTCGATCGACACAGTTGGCTTTACCGAGGCTGATGTTGAAGACTTTCGCGCACTACTAGACGAACACCAAATGACCTCACCAGCAATCGCACAAATGGATGGTGGACTAAGAGACGCAGATGGCGGAACATCACAAGTTGATGCTGAGACCAAAGTAAAAAAAGATTCTACTTACGCTGAGTTTCTAGAGCGTTATGCGAACCGCGCTGTGCGCGCCATCATTCTTTATTATCCAAATGAAGACTATGGTAAAATGGTAGAGAACCTAAAGATCGTTGCTGAAAAGTTCGGCACGAAAGACAACGCGGAAACTGTCCAAGCGTTGATAGATAAGGAATTGAATAATGGGTAATCTGCCAGAGTTTCTAATTGACCGCGTTCTAACAAAAGATGAAGCTGACAAAGTTGTTGGTGTAACTGTTGCTGAGAGCGAACCAAATGTGAACGAGGCAGGTCTTTACCGCGACAGGGCAACAGGCGAAGCTATTTTGATCTACGCGCCATACCCAGCGCAGATTACGCCATTACGCCAAGCAGTTCTAGGAACAAACTATTCGACCACCTTGCGCGCGAGCGGAACTAGAAACGCGTCAAGAACATTCGGGTTCACTAACCGATCCGCAGTTCTTCAGCGCGAAGCGTGTACGCCGACATCGTTGGCTTGGGAATCACCAGACGCTCAAATGACACTAAACACAACCGCAGAAGTGTTGGGCGATTACCTAAAACAAGAACTACCTGAAGTCTTTCTTCACGATAAGGCAGAAGTAGAACAAGTGTTGCCAGAGTGGCGCATGACCGAAGACGCACTTTGGACTTCTGGTGTTATCAACCAAGCTTCCGCGTTGCCTTATCACCGAGACGGATCTAATTTTGATACTTGGTCAGCTATGCCTGTTGTCCGTAGGGGTATGGATGGTGGACACCTACATATGCCTGAGTATGGAATTACAATCAACTGTCGCGATGGCTGGGCGCTTTGGTTCAATGGCTATGCCTATGTTCATGGTGTAACGCCAATGAAAGCGCGCGCCAAAGATGGCTACCGCTACTCGATCGTCTTCTATGCCAAGCGCGGAATGAAAGACTGCCACACCTACGCAGTTGAAGTTGGCGAAGCTCGTAAGCGCCGACAGGGTCGCGAAGAAGGCATGACTGATCTTTCGATCGAAGCAGCTATGGCTAAGATCCCTAATGGCAGATCTAATGGGGATACTAGAATTATCGACTAGCAGTAAAGTAAAAGAGAGTGAATTATGTTAGATTACGAAATTGCCATACCATCGCATGACCGCAGTAATGAAATAAACCAACACACACTTCGGTATCTGGCTGACACAGGGATCCCAAAAGAAAAGATCCGCGTCTTTGTTGCCCCAGATCAGGTCGCTGCTTATGAGCAGAATACTGACGCTGGCTTATACGAGGAATTAGTTTCGACAACTGTTGGTCTCAGAGCTAACCGAAACGCGATCAGCCAGTTCTATCCAGAGGGAACACCGCTGGTTCACGCTGACGATGATGTGCGCCAAATAGCCAAAGCCACCGATCCTAAAACACTTACGCGCGTAGATGACTTAGATGAGCTGATACGAGACTGCTTCTGGAAAGCTGATGAAGTAGGCGCGACTCTTTGGGGTTTCTATCCTGTTAGTAATCCTTTCTTTATGAAGCCAAGAGAGCGATACGGCTTGTCCTTTATCAGCGGTCAGTTCTACGGGCTGTATAACCGCAAAGAAGAATTATTGAACGCAGAAACTAAGTCCGATTACGAGCGCGCAATCTTGCGCTTTCTCAGCGATGGTATCGTCTTGCGGTTTGAGGATCTAACTACGCTGGCTGGTAAAGTCGGCGATGGTAAGTCAGGCAACCGAGGCGGACTTCAATCATTAGACCGATTGGCTATGAACGAACAGGGAACAGAATACTTGTTGGCAACATACCCTGAGTTCGTAGTTGAAAAAAAGAAGCGTGACAGCGGATACCGAGAAATCAAACTAAGAGATGTCTAGAGCTGGCAGACCACCTAAACCAACAGAGGTCAAACGCGCTCTCGGAAACCCAGGAAAGCGCGCGCTACCTAATGAAAAAACTATTGTCGCGTTGCCGATGATTACTGAAATACCAGAGACTACTAGACCGCTTGGCTCACATGGTAAACAATTCTGGGATCGAGTTTGGGCGATGGGATCTTCTTGGATAAGTTCTAACACCGACTACGAGACAATGCTAATGACGGCGGAAATGATTGACGAGCGCTGGAACTTGCGCGTAAGAGTTATGACCGAGGGGCAGGCGCGGGATCGCCGAGCGCTTAGAGATCTTGACCGCGCAATCCAAAGCCAACTGGCTTCGCTAGGACTAACTCCTGCGGATCGTTCACGCCTCGGTGTGGCTGAGGTAAAGAAGTTGAGCAAGCTTGCCGAGCTAAGGTCTATGAGAAATGAGTAGTTATCCACCGCGCTGGATTACCCCTGTAACCAGACATGAGCACGAAGCCAGCAGGTCGGAACAGATTATGGCTTTCATAGAAGAATACGGACTTCAAACAAAAGACACCATCGCAGGTAAGGCAGGTAATTCGCTTATCCTTAGAGACTGGCAACGGGAACTCATTAGGGATCTATTCGCTGAGGATGAGGATGGCAAACTTCTTCATCGTACAGCCTTGGTCGGAATGCCTCGTAAAAATGGCAAGAGCGCGCTGGGATCCTCGCTGGCGCTATGGTCGCTATACCTTGGGGATAATGGTGGCGAAGTTTATTCTTGCGCTGCTGAAAAAGAACAGGCTCGTATCGTGTTCTCTGACGCAAAGCGCATGGTTGAAAACAATCCAGACCTAATGGAAATGACCAAGCTTTACCGAGATGCCATAGAGGTAGTAAGCACAGGTTCGATCTATCGCGTTCTATCAGCTGAGGCTTTCTCCAAGGAAGGACTGTCTCCAACTTTCGTAGTGTTTGATGAACTTCATGCCACCCCTAATCGTGAGTTGTTTGATGTTATGGCTCTGGGTATGGGTGCTAGGCGTGAGCCGATGTTGCTTTCGATTACCACCGCTGGCGTAAAGACAGATAGCACGGGGCAAGACTCAACTGCGTATAGCTTGTATCAGTATGGGCAGCGCGTAGCGCGGAAAGAAGTTGAGGATCCGTCTTTCTTTATGGCTTGGTGGGAAGCGCCACAGGAAGCGCCATACCAAGATCCTAAAACATGGGCGAAAGCTAATCCCGCATTTGGGGATCTGAACGCCGAGGAAGATTTTGTAGCTATGGCTCGGCGGACGCCCGAAGCTGAATTTAGAACCAAACGCTGTAACCAATGGGTAAGCTCTCAAAACTCATGGCTTCCAACCGACAGCTGGTTGCCGTTAGCTGTCAGCCGAGAGCTTGACCCCGATGCTGAATACATCCTTGGATTCGATGGCTCTTTCAATCAAGACTGTACTGTGATCGTAGGCTGTCAGGTTCCGAAAGATGAAACTGAAAAGCCGTATCTGTTTTTGGTGAAGGCATGGGAAAAGCAGCCGACAGATAATGAGGACTGGCGCGTGGATACGCTGGATGTTGAGAATGAGATTTTGAGCTTTGTTCAGAAGTATCCTAAGACCCGCGAAGTGGCGTGCGACCCGTTCCGTTGGCAACGATCTATGGCAGTTCTTCAGGAGAAAGGTGTGCCGATTGTTGAGTGGCCATCGACTTCTGTTAGGCGTATGGTTCCTGCGTGTCAGAAGTTCTATGAAAATGTTATGGAACAAAAACTAGAACACGATGGGGATCCGCTACTTACGCGACACCTTAGCAACGCAGCAGTAAAGATAGACAACTATGGTCCACGAATAGTAAAAGAACACAGACACAGCTTGCGCAGGATTGACGCAGCCGTAGCTGGTATTATAGCTCTAGACAGAGCGCTTACAACACACGAAAAGGAAGAACTGCCACCAATCCCGCAGTTCTTTATTTAGGAATGATGATGGCAAGTTTGATTCAAATAGCAGGGGCAATTCTAGTTTCGATTGGCTTGGGAATTATCTTCTTGCCAGCAGGAATGATTATGGCTGGCGCGCTCGCGATAGTATTCGGTATTAGTTTGGAGAAGAAGTAATGTTAGCTAACCTGTTTGAAAAGAGAGCAATTTCTTACCAGACGATCTGGGGTTCGGGAGATGACTTCGATCTAGGATCGCAGGCTGGTCCACTTATCAACAGCGAGACCGCGTTCCACATCAACCCGATCTTCTCAGCCATAAGCCTTATCAGCGACACAATCTCAACCCTGCCCCTAGATGCTTTTGTTAGAGAGAATGGTGAGCGCCGAGCGCTGAGACCTAGACCAGCTTGGGTTCAGAAGCCAGATGTGGACACAACCAAAGAAGCGTTCTATGGCTCTATCATCGTTTCGCTATTGCTTGACGGAAATGCGTTTATTCGCGTGTACACACAAAACAATCAGATAGTAAACCTTGTTGTTCTAAACCCTCACCATGTTGAAGTAAAGCGTAATGGTATCGGTCGCTTGATGTTCAATGTTCAGGGTGAGAAGCAACCACTCACCGCTGAAGAAGTTATCTTTATTCCAGATGTTGTTCGCCCAGGAACTATACGAGGTGTAAGTCGCGTAGACGCACTCAAAGATAACTTCGGTTTGGCTAAGGCGCTTGAAACTTACGCAGCTAGATTCTTTGGTCATGGGGCAACCACTAGCGGTATTATCGAATACCCACACGATCTAACTTACGAACAGTCTCAGGCGCTCGCAGCAGCGTTCGATTCTAAGCACAAGGGCTTGCGTAAGTCTCACAAGACTGGTGTTCTATCTGGTGGCGCAACTTACCGACCAACAAATGTTCCGAACGATCAAGCACAGTTCCTAGATTCGCGCCGTATGGCTGTTGAAGATGTGGCTCGCGCGTTCAACATTCCGCCACACCTACTAGGTCTATCGGGAACTAACTCTTACGCTTCGGTCGAGCAAAACAACTTGGCTTGGGTCACACACGGACTCCGACCAATTATCCAGAAAATAGAAGGCGCACTATCACCGCTACTAGCGCTAAGTCCTAATGGGCAGAACGCTTTCTTGCGTTTCAACATTGACGGGTTATTGCGCGCTGACATCAACTCTAGAATGACCGCGTATAGCACAGGACTTCAGTCTGGATTCCTAACCATCAACGATGTTCGCAGGCTAGAGGATCTTCAGGCGATTGACAATGTAAGCGCTAACACAGTTCGCGTTCCGTTGGCGAATGTGAATGTTGAAGACGCAAACCTAACTGGCATGGACAAGAAGGTTGGTATGGCACAGAAGCTAGTCGTTTCTGGATACGAGCCGAGTGAAGTTCTAGTCGCATTAGGTCTGCCAGCTATAACTCATACTGGCGTTCCTAGCACACAACTTCAAGCGCTGGCGCAACTAGACCCCGCTGATCCGCTTTCGGTTTACGAGGTCTAATGATTAGCGCGGGACAAATTACTGTGGGACTTACGGCTGCTGCTGTGGATGGCGTGTCGAATACTGAGTCAATTATTACGATTCATAACAACGACAACGCGACTGGTATTTGGCTAGGGGATCAAAATGTCACAGCTAACAATGGATTGCTACTTTTGAAAGAAGAGAGCTATCAGTTCAATCTAAAACCACTAGAACAGATTTACGCCATTAGCAACAAAACAGGTCATGTAATTTCCTTTATGAAACAGGTTCACTAATGCCTTACTACATTTCTCAAACTAATTCCGAGTGTCCAGATTGGGCAGTTGAAAAAGAAGACGGGGAACTAATTGCCTGTCACGATAGTAAAGAATCTGCCATAAGTCAGGCTGTCGCAATAAGCCTGTCAGAAGATACTGAGTTTGTTGGCGAGCGCGCTGCCATAGGTCAGCTGAAGATCGGGGACTATGTTAGCTGGAATGTCGATGACCCAAAGGTATTAGCTCAGGTTGTAGAAGTAAACGGCGAGTATGCCGTATTGCGTATTTTTGAGCTAGAAGAAAACATGGTCTACTCACCAGAAGACAAGCTCATGATTCTCAACATCCTAAAGCTGAAGCGGATCCCTAAGCCTGAGATGATCGCTTACGAAGCTGAGATGGAAGAAGAAGACAGCGAAGACGATACTAATGAGCCGATGGATCCTGAAGAAGATGTGATCGAAGATCTAGAAGAAGACAGGGCTGAACCGAACGCGCTGTCCGAAGGAGACTTTGTTTCTTGGAACTCGTCAGGTGGGCGCGCTCGTGGTCGTATCGAACACATTATGAGAGAGGGAACTTTGGGTGTTCCTGATAGTAGCTTCTCTATCGCAGCTACGCCAGAAGATCCAGCAGCTCTCATAAGAATCTATCGAGAGGGTGATGAAGGCTGGGAAGAAACCGAAGTCCTAGTTGGTCATAAGTTCTCGACTCTAACAAAGATTGAACCGCTAGGAACTCGCTCGGAAATTAGACAAGTAAATCTAACCGCGCCAGCGTTCATGCGAGCAGCAGCCCGACAAGGATTGAAGTATTACGAAGAAGGTTTAGCTGGCGATGGTTTGGTTGATAGAACTGTCCGCGAAGCGCGAGCTATGGTATCGGGAAGTGTCACCGCTGATAAGTGGGTTAGGCTTCGCGCGTGGATCTCTAGACACTTAGTAGATCTGGACTCACCAGCAGCGAATCCGAACAACGAGAATTATCCAAGCGCAGGGGTGGTCGCACATTTACTTTGGGGATCGGGTCCTAGTAAGCGCGCAGCACAACGCACACTAGCTTACGCGGATCGGATCGTAACTAGACTAGAAGAAGAAAATCGCGCGACAGTTAGCGTAGAAAGTGAAAACATGGCAAAAGTAGAACAAAGAATAAACACCGCACAGTTTGAGATTAGAGAAGATGAAGCGGGTATGACCTTTGAGGGATACGCGGCAATCTTCGATTCCCCAAGCGAACCACTTCCGTTCATCGAGCGTATCAAGCGTGGCGCGTTCAACCGAAGTCTAAAACAAGCTCGTAATGACATCAAGCTTCTTTGGAACCATGACACCAGCGCAGTTCTAGGATCTACCCGCGCAGGAACGCTCAAACTGGTAGAAGATAATCGTGGTCTAAAGGTCACAGGAACTCTGCCAAATACCACTATGGGTCGAGACGCAGCAGTATTGCTAAAGCGTGGCGATGTTGATTCTATGAGCTTTGGTTTCTCTGTTCCTTCTGGCGGAGATTCTTGGAACGAGGATGGTTCAGAACGCGTTCTAAAGTCTGTCCGACTTCACGAAGTTTCGATTGTGGCTTTCCCCGCATATACCTCAACCGCTGGCACAACTTCTGTTCGCGGTTTAGACAAGCTGGCGAAACGCGCATCCGTAGACGCAGATGAATTGGCTGACGCGATGTTGCTTCTCGAAGAAGGCAAAGATCTAACACCTGAAGCAGCGGATCTATTACGCACAGTTATTCAAGAGTTATCACCACTAGCAATAGTTATGCCTGAAATTGAAGAAGACATGGGCGATATGGAAATGCTAGAACTTAAGAAGACCAAACTCAAACTATTGGAGATGTAATGACAAGCAAACAACAGATCAAGGAAACGATCCTAAAGACTGCTGGTAATCCTGAGACTGGCGTAATCAAAGAATTCGCTGATGAATTAGCGGAAGCGATTGCCAAGCTGGTTAGTGGAGAGGCGCAAGGTAGCGCCAATAGTAACTCACAATCAGGCGAGGCAAAAGAGACGCGTGTCGTAGGGGTCGCTGAAAAGCGCTAATCACGCGTTCGCCCCAGCTAGGTTTCACTCTCTTTCCTAGCTGGGGTTTCCCTTTACCCTAAACAGCCCTGTGCGCCCCGTAGCGGGGTTATACCCCTAAAACGAGGGGATTACCTACTTAGCCACCTTACGACCCCTAGAAGGCGCTGACGCGCTCAGAAGATAATGGCTAGAATTAGGTAATAGTGGTCAAAAGGGGTATAATCACTACATAGGAAAAACCTATAAAAAAGAGATAAGGACAAGAAATGCCAAAGAAGATCGGTAAAAGATATGTCGAGCGAGTAGCCAAGAAGCTTGGTTGTTCGATCGAAGAAATAGGTGGGGACATTATCCTCACCGCGCCAGCGGGATACCTGCTACGAGACGGGACCCATTACTCAGGTTGGGAACTAAAGCAATACTCAAAGGCTGAGATCTGGGATGACTTCGCAGATCAGATGACCAGACTTGAGCCATGCGGTTGCGGATGCGGGGATGACAAATGACCAAGAAGAAATGCTATGAACTAGCGGCTAAGTTGGGCGCGACTATTCACGATGACGATACCAGTATTGGGCTAGAAGCGCCAAGGTTCAAGATCGTAAACATTGGGCAACACGAATACCGATACGATGTCACAGACAGCCGTAAGGGTGTGTGGGCGGATGTTTGGGAAGATCTCAAGTTTGGGTTTACCGATTGCGATGAACACCTGCTTCGCCAATGCGATTGGTGCGATGAGGTGGCGTACGGATGAGAACTCTACATAACTGGCTTCTAAGCATTATCGGGCTATTGCTTACCGCGATGGTATTGTGGGTCGTAGAGCGCGATCAGCTAGTTGGGTATACGCTTGGCGTTGCCCTCGTTGGGCTGATGTTCTTTACGATTGTTGAGAGGGTGAATCCAAGAAGATGAAGCTAAAGGAGATCTGCGCTTGCGGATCTTCTTTCTCAGCCGAGGGTAATGAGGCAACAGCCCTATACGCAAAATGGGTCAAGCGTCATAAGTGCGCCGAACCAAATGAACAAGTCGAACTGCGCGACATAGAAACTGCTAGCACGATCGGTTTCTCCGCAGATTATTCTGGAACTGGTTTAGATCTACCCGCGAAGAAATACGATCCTTGGGAAGACGAGTAGCCAGTTATCTGGTAAAGTAAAAGAATCGGATGTGAGTAAGCTCTGCCGAAGTAGCCTGCGTTAGCGCGGTATCCAAAACAATCAACTAATTATTAGGAGTATCAGAATGTCCTTTATCAAGGCACAGGAAGAACTTCGCGCAAACTTGGTTGAGCAGATCCGCGAGGTCACCGACTTCGCAGAAGCTGAAAAGCGTGGACTGCTCGCTGAAGATGTAGCGAAGATTGAAAAAATTGAGGCTGACATCCGTTCAGCCGAGGAAGCAATTAGTGTTGCCAAGCGCAACGAGGAAAGAATGAACGCAGCTGCTTCAGCTGGTCGCGAGTTCACTCCTGCTTCCGAGTCAAGATCAGACGCAGACATCCTGCGCCAGATCGCTGCTGGTGAACTACGCTCATTTGATTTCTCAAAGAGAGCTCTAGTTCCATCAGACAACACAGTACCGAAGTCGTTCTACGATGAGGTATTTCAGGTAGCTCGTCTAGTTGGTCCAATGCTAGATGTCTCACAGATTATCAACACAACTTCTGGTGAGAACCTAACCATCCCAACGCTGACCGCTTACTCAACCGCAACTATCAAGTCTGCTGGTTCAGCTATCTCAGACAGCGAGCCAACCTTCAGCTCAATCACACTTGGCGCATGGAAGTACTCCTTCCTTGTACCAGTTGCTAACGAGCTAATTACTGACGCTGGATTCGACATCAGCTCACTAATTGCTGAGCAGGCTGGAAACGCAATCGGTTACGCAGTAAACGATGGTCTGACCAACGGAACTGGAACTGTCCAGCCAAATGGTCTCCGTCTAGCTGCGGGATCTGGTGTTACTGGTGGAACTGGTGTTACTGGTGGATTCACCGCTGACAACCTGATCGACCTTGCTTACTCACTTGATGGTGCTGCTCGCAGACTGCCAGGAGTTGCTTACATGGCTAACTCTGCTTCTGTTGGTGCGATCCGTAAACTCAAGGACACCGCAGGAAACTACTTGTATCAGGTTGGCATTGGTCAGCCAGATACATTCGCTGGTTTCCCAATCGTTGAAAACCCTGCTCTACCTGCTGCTGGAACTGCTGTTGTTGGTTCGGTCCTATTCGGACACCTACCAAGCTACAAGGTTCGCACCGCTGGCGGTATTCAGGTTGCTCAGTCTGCGGACTACGCGTTCAACCAAGATGTCACTACCTTCCGCGTAACCATGCGCGTTGATGGTGGACTGACCCACGCTGGTCATGTCAAGTACTTCAAGGGTGGCGCAAGCTAAACCCTAGTAGTAAGCGGATCCCTGTCAGTCCTTGCGATTGGCAGGGATTTTGCTATTGTTGAGCCATGAATAAAAAAGAGAAACTAACAGGCGCAATAAGTGTCTGGTCTAATTCCTATGATGCGCCAACTGGTTATGGGCAACAAGTGAAACTTCTTGTAGATCGCCTAGTTCGCGATGGTGCTGAAGTAGCCATGCTTTCTAACTACGGGTTAGAGGGAACAATCAACACGATTAGGACACCATATGGCAAGGTAAAACATTTCCCTCGCGGGTTAGATCTTTACAGCAACGATGTCGCGCCGAACGATCATCAAATGTTTATCTCTAAGTTTCCCGAACTAAGTGATGTGTTTATCAGCCTTTACGATGTCTGGGTTATGAAGTCCAAGCAGTATGACAAGCTGCGTAAGATCGGCGCTTGGGTTCCTCTCGACCATGTGACAATGCCACCCGAAGTCGAAGCGTTTCTGCGTAAGCCAAATGTCACGCCTATTGCGATGGCACCTAACGGAGTGCGCCAGATTGAGAAACTAGGGATCGAGTGTGAATATGTTCCTCACGCGATAGATACCAAAGTTATGAAGCCAACTTATGAACTGTCTAACGGCAAGAGCGCTCGCGATCTTATGGCTAGTAAAGACAAGTTTGTGGTGGGCATGGTGGCTGCCAATAAAGCCAGCGGTATGGTTCATAGGAAAGCCTTCAGCGAGAACATTATGGCGTTCTCTATCTTTCATAAAAAACACCCTGACGCAGTTCTTTATCTTCACACGGATCCGCTGGGCAGATCTGGCGGTTGGAACTTGCCCAGTTTGCTAATGAGCTTGGGTATACCAGAAGACGCAGTTTGCTTTCCCGATCCCAACGACTACCGCTTTGGGTTATCTCATAAGGATCTAGCAGCGTTCTATACGGCGTTCGATGTCCTGTTGGCAACTTCTTACGGCGAGGGCTTTGGTGTGCCAACTATGGAAGCGCAAGCCTGCGGAACTAGAGTAATTGGTTCTAACTGGGCTGCGAGCGCGGATCTAATCAGCGAAGATGGTTGGGTAGTCGATGGCACACCAGCTTGGGATAGTGGACAGAACGCTTGGTGGCAGACCCCGAACATTCCGTCAATCGTAAACGCACTAGAGCTTGCCTACGCTGAAGAACGCGGTGTGTCTCAGGTATCTATTGACTTCGCTAAAGAGTTCGATGTCGAGAATGTTTGGCAGAAGTATTGGCTGCCCACTCTAAACAGGCTACTGGCTTGATTCCTGTTATTGGCTTCGCCACACTCAATCGTTTCGATCTAGCTAACAGATTACTAGACTCGATAGATTATCCAGTTGAAGACTTGGTCATTGTCAATAACTCAGGCACCAAAACTTGGCAACCAAAGAAACCTGATCTCGTGGAGAATCTTTGGCACATAGAAGTTCCCTACGGGTTAGGGCTAGTTGGCGCTTGGAATCTAATCGTCAAGTCCACGCCACACGCGCCGTATTGGTTGCTTATCAACGATGACGCTTGGTTTGAGGCTGGGTCTCTAATGAAGATCGCGGAAGACGCGAATAGAAACACGCTCAATTTTTTAGACATAGTGCCAAGTTGGTCAGCCATAGTTCTCGGTGAGAAAGTGGTATCCGAAGTAGGGCTTTATGATGAAAGACTTTACCCGCTGTATTTTGACGATGATGATTATCAGCGCCGTATTGAAAATGCTGGCTTCGTAATAAACCACATAGAAGCTAAGATCCACCATGAAAATAGTTCTACACTCAAATCAGGCTACCAAGACAAAAACAACAAAACCTTTCAAGCGAATAACCGATTGTTCAATACTAAGGTTGTCAATGATGATTACTCTGAGGGCAACTGGTCTCTAAAGGTTAGAAGGGATAACAGTTGGGACTAGTTTATACAGGCGGAACCTTTGACCTATTTCACGCAGGTCATACGCGGTTTCTAGCTAGGTGCGCTGAGTTCGGAAGCGTTGTGGTATCACTAAACACAGATGAGTTTATTGAGGCGTATAAGGGCAAGCCACCAGTTATCTCTTTCGCAGATCGGCGCGAGGTTCTATTGTCCTGTCGCTTTGTTGAAAGAGTTATACCAAACATCGGTGGGGCTGATAGCAAGCCAGCCATACTCGCCGTAGATCCTGACATGGTTATTATCGGATCCGATTGGGCGCGTAAGGATTACTACAAACAAATGGGCTTTACCCAAGACTGGCTAGACCAGCGCGGGATCGGGCTGGCTTACATCCCTTACACAGAGGGAATTAGTTCTACAATAATCAAAGAGCGTATGACCTTCAGACGATAGACTGGGTATGCTCAAACCAAAAGAGAAAGGAACGGAATTATGTTTAGTGTCGGTATAGCGGGTTTCGGAGTGCTGGGCAAGCATATGTCTAGCCAGTTTCCAGAAGCGAAGATCTTTGACAAATACGCTGGACCCTCAGAAAATCTAACTGGTTGCGACTTTGTTTTTGTTGCTGTGCCAACACCTTGGAACGGGACAGAGCTGGATTGCTCAGAAGTAGAGGCAGTTATTCGAGACACGGATGCGAAGCTGTTTGTTATCAGGAGTACCTGTAATGTCGGATTCATTGACTACCTAAAAGAGAAATACAAAAAAAGAATCGTATTCCAGCCTGAATACATCGGCGAGACGATCAACCACTCAGTATCTAAAGTTAGCCAGCCACCTTTCATAGTTCTAGGCGGAGATCCTGAAGACCGCAGGAAGGTTATCAACCTTTATGCCACAATCTACAACTCCAACATCAACATCCGACAGCTAACAATCAAAGAAGCTGAGGTAGTAAAGCTCTCAGAGAATAGAGCGATCTTCTTCAAGCTGCTTCAGGCTCAGGAACTATTTGACGCGTGTGAGGCTAACGGCGTGGATTACTACACCATTAGAGAGATCGTCTACGGCGATGACCCTAGAATGGAACTAGGTTGGAGTTTCATCTACGAAGACAGTAGAGGCGCGACCAGCAAATGTATCCCGAAAGACATTTACGCTTGGGCTAAGTGGGCTGACACAGGTAGCAATACGCCAACCGCAACTAACGCTTTACTAAAATACAACGAAGAACTTGTGAGGAAAAATGGCAATAACTAATGGTTACGCCAGCCTAAGCGAACTCAAAGCAGTAATGCGCATACCAGCGCAGGATACTGTCGATGACGCTTTACTAGAAACTTCTATCGAAGCTGCCTCACGCCAGCTCGATGGTTTCTGCGAGCGTGTGTTTTACAGCACGGGTGGGACCGCTGTGACACGCGTGTTTGTGCCGAACGATAGTTATGTTTGTGAGACAGATGACATCATTTCTATTACCACCATCAAAACTTCTTCAGACGGCGAAGGCTTTGATACGACTTGGGCAAGTACCGACTATCAACTAGAGCCATTGAACGGGCGAGCTGGCGGTATCGTCACACCTTACACACAGATTCGCGCCATTGACGATTTCCTATTCCCTGTCTTCGGTGGCGAAGCGACTGTCGAGATTGTCGGAACATTTGGTTGGTCAGCAGTTCCTATCGCAATCAAGCAGGCAACCCTTATGCTTGCCCAGCGCCAGTTCAAGCGCTACGATTCACCGCTAGGTGTCGCTGGTGTTGGCGATCTAGGCGTAATGAGAATTAGTCGAATTGACCCAGATGTTCAGGCGCTAGTATCGCCATTCCGTAGAGTTAGGTTCGCGTAATGGCAGCCATCGCTGAGATCCGCGATGGTATAGCAGCTAACCTAAGCACTATTACTGGACTAAGAACCACTGAGACTGTTCCTGATAACCCTCAGCCACCAGTCGCAATTATCCAGCCCAGCTCAATAGACTTTGACTTAGCTTTTCAGCGCGGGTTGGACCAGTATAACTTTGTCATCACAGTTATTGTCGGTCGTGCTTCGGAAAGACAAGCTCAAAGACTTCTAGATCTTTACTGCGCAGGCACAGGTTCATCATCCGTCAAACTTGCGATAGAATCGAACAGAACACTTACGGGTCTAATCCAAGATCTGCGGGTGGTCTCAATGAGAAACTACGGACAAACCTCGATAGCTGAACAAACTTATTTAGCAGCCGAGTTCGATGTAGTCGTGTACACAACATAAAAACTAATTAGTAAGGAAAACAAATGGCAAAATATGTAGTGACAGCAACCAATGTCACACTCAACGGCACCAACATCTCAGACAGCGTTGCTCAGGCAACACTTGAATTGACCGCTGCTGATGTAGATGTAACCGACTTCGGATCAGGTGGATTCACAGAAGTAGTTGGCGGACTAAAGTCTGGAACAGTTTCTTTGGACTTTCACCAAGACTACGCAGCTGGCGCAATCGCGAGTCTATTGAACCCGCTACTGGGATCTATCGCAACTGTTACCCTAAAGCCGAACGGAACAGCTACTTCAGCGACTAACCCAGTATGGACCGCTAATGTTCTTGTAAACAGTATTTCCCCAATTACTGGCGCAGTCGGAGACTTGGCAACATTCTCCGTTTCATACCCAACCTCTGGTTCCGTAACCAGCGCAACAGCATAAGGATAGAAAATGAAGATCACCCTACGAATCGAATTTACTGACGGCACATCCCGCGACATACCAGTTTCGGCTGGTGACATGGTTGCTTTCGAGGATAAGTTCAACATCTCGATCGCGAAACTAGAAGAACCAAGAATGAGTTGGTTGTTGTTCCTAGCTTGGCATTCTGAAATGCGAAGGAAGCAAACGACAGCTGATTACGAAGCTTGGCTTGACTCAGTTGAAACTGTGGGTGCTACGGAAGACCCAAAAGCGTAGGCATCAAAGCTCTGGGCGATCGTTCGGCACATTGGTTTGTGGCTGCGATCGCAGTAGAATCTGGTATCGCACCAAGCGTTCTACTTGAACAATCAGATCGTATGCTTTGGACAATGCACCGCTGGCTCGTCGCTAAAAACATACAAAGGTAGACTCTCTGTTTAGGCAGAGGGTCTATTTTTGTCTGCGCTACAATAAGACAAGGCGGTGTCGTGTGGATCCAAAAGTAAGAGTTGAAGGTTTAGAAGAAACCATCAAGATACTCAAACAAGTTGAGCCTGACTCTATCAAGGCGATGCGTAAAGAGATACGCAGCGTGGTGACAGCTTCAGGTGCTATCTCTAATGTGCGTATGAATACGCCGTCTATCGCGCCCATGAGTGGGATGAACCATAATGGTCCGACACGATGGGGTGGCGTAAAAAGCGTTACGACTTCTGTGAGCCTAAGAACTGTCGAGCGTAAGCGCGGACAGCGTAGTTATCCCATTATCAAGATCGTAGCCTCTAACAAAGATCAACTTGGATTCGAGTATGCCGAACTAGCTGGTATTAGAAGAAGGCTTGCGCGCTCTAGGTCTAAGATTAGAAATACGGGTATAAGAGGAACTCAGCGCGGAGACGGATCTATTGCTCTCAATGGGCAAGGAGATAACTTTATCAAAGTTCTAGAAGAACGCGTTGGTAAAAGTCCAGGAAGATTCGCGTTCAAAGCGGTGTTCTCTAAGCGTAAAAGCATTGAGAGCGGATCTCAACTGGTATTAGATAAGTATGCTCAAACTGTGAATAGGAAGCTAGAGTAAATGGCAATCAACATCCCTATTGTTAGCTCGTTCAATAACAGAGGTCTAACACAGGCTCAATCTCAATTCCAAAAGTTCGGTAGCTCGATCAAGCGTGGTCTAAGAGTTGCCACTATTGCTGCTGCTGCTGCTCTGGCTGTCGGTGTGGTAGCTGTCAGATTCGCGAAGATGGCTGAAGAAGCTCAGGTAGCCAATAACAGACTTGACCAAGTTGCTCATTCTATGGGGATCTTTGGCGATCAAACTTCGGTAGTCACAGACAGACTCAAAGCTTATGCCGACACTAACAAATTTGTATTAGGCGCTGACGATGAAGTCATCAAGGCAACGCAGGCGAAGCTACTCAGCTTCAAGGATCTAGCTGCTACCGCTGATGTGGCTGGTGGAGCCTTTGACCGCGCCACACAAGCCTCGTTCGACCTAGCTGCGGTATTTGGTGGGGACGGCGCAAGCAAGGCTGTCCAGCTCGGTAAGGCGCTTCAGGATCCTATCAAGGGAATCAGCGCACTAACCCGTTCGGGTGTGACTTTTACTGCTTCTGAAAAAGAACTTATCAAAACAATGGTGGAGTCTGGGAATACCCTAAAGGCTCAGGAGTTCATCCTTTCTGCCATCGAAGCTCAGGTTGGTGGAACTGCCGAGGCTACTGCTACTGCCTCAACAAAGATGTCTATTGCCTTTGGTGAGATCGGTGAATCCATCGGTACTGCTGTCCTGCCTATGTTCACAGAGTTCTCTAATTACATCGTAGAGATTACACCACAGATTCAAGGTTTCTTTGAGGATCTTACTGATCCGACAACTGAGGTTGGTGAAGCTTGGCTAGAGATGTCTGGTTCGGTTATGGCTTTCGGTGACACTATCGCAAGCGTGTGGGGTCAGATTGACAGTTCTGGTATTTTTACTGGCTTACTAAAACTGATCGAGACAGTAATGATCGGTCTATCTCAACTTATTTGGGTGGCTGGTGACGCGGGTAAAACTCTAGGCATGATCTTTAGCGGAGACTTCGCTGGTGCTGGCGCTCAGGTCGGATCGTTCTTTACTAGGTATAACGGCTTTGTTACAGAGCTTTACAACAAGATAGATGCCAACGCTGCGAAGCTAGCTGCTAACGCTCAACAGAGATTCCAAAAAATCGGTGGTGGCAATCTCAATGGTGTTGATGACGGAACTGGTATCACTCCTACTGGCAACAAACAAGGTGCTACCGCTAGAACTGCGCAGACTGGTTTACCAGCACTTATAGCAGCAGCAAATAAAAATGGTAAGGCAGTCACAAACGCTGGTATTAGAGCGACCAAACTAGGCAACGCTGGTCTGAGCAAGGAAGTCTCTGCTTGGATCGCTACAAGTTCTAAGCCAGCCAAAGCAGCTAATCAAGCTCTAGCCCGTATTTCTAAAAATGGCGCTAAGGCAATTACTAACATTACTAACGCATACAACAAATCTGCGGTAGGACAAAAAGCTGCTGCCGAAGCTGCTGCGCAAGCCAGCGCTGACGCTGCCCAAGCTTCTGAAGACCTTAGACAAGCACAACTAGCAGCTGCCCAAGCTGAAGCTGATGCGCTTGCTGAAAGAGAAAGAGTTTACAACTCGTTCCTTGATTCAGTCAAATCTACTTTTGCTGGAATCAAAAGCACTATTCTTGGCGCGTTTGATCTGACTCAGCTGGGTGGATCTACTAACTCAATCGCGCGCAACATGGATAAGTTGCTGGTCAAACTTCGTAGCTTTACTGCCAATGTTCGACAGCTAGCTGGTATGGGACTAGATCCTGCCCTGCTTCAGCAGGTAATCAACGCGGGACCGATGGCTGGCGCAAGCTTGGCTTCGGCGCTTGTTGCTGGTGGTGCTGGCGCTCTATCAAACATCAACGCAGGCTTCGCTGAGTTCGGTCAGCTTTCAAGTCAGATCGCCACAACTGGCACCGAATCACTTTACAATCGTTCCACTCAACAGACAACTTTCAACATCGCAGTAAACGGCGGAGTTGGCTCAGGCGCAACTATTGGTCAAGCAATCGTAGACGCAATCAAGGCTTATGAGCGCACTTCTGGCGCGGTCTGGGTGGGCGCATAATGCCAGCCTCATCAGTCAAAGTCGAGCTTGGTCTAGACCTTGGCGATAGATCCCCACAAGGGTTCAAGCTTGATGACGCAACTAAAGGTGTTCTTGACGGAACAAGCTTTGTTCTGGCTGGTGAATTGTTTTACGACATTAGTGATCGCCTAAGTGCTGTCAGCGTTCGGCGTGGTAAATCACAAGCGCTAGATCGCATTGACGCTGGTATCGCCTCAATTACAGTCAATAACAATGACCGACTATTCGATCCGCTTTACGAAGGCAGTTTGTATTTCGGTGTTCTAGTTCCTAGAAAGCGCGTGAGAATAACCGCTAATGATAAGCCAGTATTCTTTGGCTTTATTGAGGACTTAGACCTAAACTACTTGCCTGAAAATAGATCCACAGTTTTGTTTGAAGTAGCTGATGGTCTCAGCCTTTTGACCAACGCAGCTATTGAAGAATATACCCCAGTAAGTCAGTTGTCAGGCGCTCGCGTAAACGCAGTTCTAGATCTACCTGAAGTTAGCTGGGATTCTACGAACCGCCAAATAGACGATGGTAATTCTGTAATGCTAGACGCGCCAGTTGCCGAAGGCACAAGTGTTTTGGAATACCTAAAGCTAGTCAGCGCCAGCGAGCAGGGAAACTTGTTTATCGGTAAAGACGGAAAGATTATCTTTCAAGAAAGAAACGCTGCCCAAACTTCCGTTGATCTTATCTTTACAGATAATCTCGCGCCTAGTGCTTCAGTAAAGATCCCGTTCACGCAAGTAAGCAATGTTTACGGATCCGAGAATCTTTACAATGTGATTACTGTTGAGAATGCTGACACTATACCTGAGCAGGTTATCGCTGAGGATCTGCCTTCTATCGGTGCTTATGGCGCTAGAGCTTATTCTCTAACTGGTGTTCTTATCGAGGATCCAGCCGAACTGGAAGATCTAGCCAACCGACTTCTAATAACTTACAAAGATCCACTTTACCGCTTTGAGTCTATTGTGGTCGAGCTAGACAGACTTAGTACTTTACAACAGGATAGTATTCTCGACCTAGAGATTGGTGACATTATTCAGGTGGAGTTCACACCGAATAACATACCGCCAGCGATCTCGTTGCCTTGTCGTATTTTGGGTATCTCGCAAGAGTGGGGTGTTGAGCGTAAACAGATCCTATTCAGCCTAGAAACCCTGAACTACGGCGTGTTTGTTTTGAACAGCGATCTATTTGGTCAGCTGGACAACGACAGGCTCGGCTACTAATCTGCTACACTAAAACACGAAAGACTAAGGAAACCCAATGCCAAGAAAAGTATTTACCGCTGGCGAAGTTCTAGCAGCTGCGGATGTAAACACATACCTCTCTAACGAGGTCACCCTTACCAGCTCGACCGCACTAGCTGGAACAGTAGCAGCCTCTGACCGCTACAAGACCTTGGTGTATACAGCGTCCTCAGCGGTGACAATTACTATCGGTACAGCCACAGCATTCGAAGCGGGCGAGCGTGTAGACATTCTTCAGGATGGTGCTGGTACAGTCACGATCCAGCGCGATGGCACAGCTACCTCACTTGCAGGTCGAGGAACCGCAGGAACCGCTTACCGCATTGGTCAGCGCTATGACGCAGTTTCTGTGATCTGTGTGGGTACTAACTCTTACAGAATTATAGGGAACGCCGAGGCTGTCTGATGCTGGGGTTTCCTTTAGGTATTCTTTCAGCAGCGGGAGCAGCAGGCATTGTTGAATTTAGTCTTGACTACCTGACAATTGCTGGCGGTGGCGGTGGTGGCGGTGGTACTGCTGGTCAAGGTGGCGGTGGTGGTGGAGCTGGTGGCTATAGAACATCAGCCGGAACATCTGGCGGTGGAGCCTCTGCGGAATCTGCCCTTACTTTATTTTCTGGTACAGAATACACAGTCACAATTGGAGCTGGTGGAGCTGGTGGAGCTGGTTCTACTAGAGGAAGCAACGGCAATAACAGCGTATTTTCAACAATAACAAGCACCGCTGGCGGTGGTGGCGGTGCTCGTACCTCTGGCGGTGGTGCTTCTGGCGGTTCGGGTGGTGGCGCAGGAATTACATCAACTTCTGGTGGTGCTTCTGTTAGTGGTGGTGCTGGTACAAGTGGACAAGGTTTTGCTGGTGGAAATACTGCTAACAGCGGCAATTTTTATGGCGGTGGTGGCGGTGGTGCTGCCGCTTCTGGCGTAGCTGGTCCAACCTCTGTTCCTAATGGTGGTGCTGGTGTTTCAAGCTCTATAACTGGCACAGCAACTTTTCGTGCTGGTGGTGGTGGTGGTGGTGCGGCTTCCAGTACGGGTGGAACTGGTGGCGGTGGAAACGGCAGTCAGACTACTGCTACTGCTGGTGCTGTTAATACTGGCGGTGGTGGCGGTGCTGCCAACCAATCAGGACAATCTGGTGCTGCTGGTGGTTCGGGCGTTGTAATCCTTAAATACCCAGCGAGTCTTTCTATTACAATCGGTGCTGGTCTTACTGGCTCTACGGCAACAAGCGGTTCACATAAAATAACAACAATTACCGCTGGTAGCGGAAATGTAAGTTGGGCAGCATAATGGCACACTACGCATTTTTAGATGAGAACAACATTGTTACCGAAGTCATTGTTGGCATTGACGAAACCGAACTGATTGAGGGCAAAGACCCTGAAACTTGGTACGGAAACTTTCGAGGACAAGTTTGTAAAAGAACAAGCTATAACGGAAACATAAGAAAAAACTACGCAGGTGTAGGCTTTACTTATGACTATGAGCTTGACGCTTTTATTCCACCTAAGCCATACCCTAGCTGGCTTCTTGATAAAGCAACTTATGAATGGCAAGCACCAGTAGAGTACCCAAATGATGACTTAAATTATGAGTGGGACGAAGCAGAAATAAATTGGCAGCTCATTGAGCTTTTGGAACCCGAAGCATAATGGCTGAGGAAACAACTGGGGTACGCATCACCCAGCAGGCTATCTATGCTAAACAACTTGAGCATGGCGAGATCTTGGTGCGCTTGCTAGAGAAGCTCGATCACCTAGACGATGTTCCTGCGCGTATGCGCGAGGTAGAAATTACCTTGGCGCGGTTGGCTTGGATCGAGAAGATCGCTTACACAGGTTTGACCGCTGGGATCGTTGGTTTAGTATCGGCGCTTTTGGCGCTTCTGTTAGGCTAGTCATATGAGATTCCCTTTTGACAAACCTATGCCAAGAATCAGCTCACCTTACGGCTGGCGAATCCATCCAATCGAGAAGACGCGTAAACACCACAACGGAGTGGATTACGCGAGCGCTATTGGCACACCAGTCAAAGCTATTGAAGCTGGGACTGTTATCTTCGCTGGTCCAAGCACACTAAAGTTTCCTAACGGAGAACCTGCTGGCGGTGGCTACATCGTCAAGATCCGACACAAGGTAAATCGCGAATGGATAACTTCTGCGTATATGCACCTTCGCAAAGGATCTATCACAGTCAAAAAGGGAGACCAAGTTCTAGAGGGTCGCACCATAGGTCTATCTGGCAACACAGGGGAATCAACTGGACCGCATCTTCACTTCGAGATCCAGCGTGGCAAGAACTACATCTGGACTAACAACGGAACCAGATATACCGAACCAGTCAGCTTTATCAAAACACAGATCGCATTGGAGAAAATCAAATGAAGAAAATCATTGACAGGCTAAAGCAAGAAGAAACCATTAGACAACTCAAAGCTGCGCTCTGGTCTTACTTACGAGCTTCCGTAGCTGCGGTTGGCGCGATGCTTCTAGCAGGTATTGAAGATCCTGCCCAGATCACACTCTCCGCGCTTCTAGGCGGTATCCTCGGTCCACTTATCAAGGCTCTAGATCCTAACCAAGATGAATACGGGATCGGTGCGCGAGTAGAAGCTGCCATCAAAGAAGAATCTATTTCTTCCGAGTAAGACCTAATCGCACTTCGCGTCTTTCGCGAGCGTTAGTGCCACCCCAAATTCCATAATCTTCTTGTGCCGAGATCGCATAGTCTCGGCATAAGTCTTTTACGGGGCAATCTTCGCAAAGCATTTTAGCAATCCGTTCTGAAAGAACTTTGGCGCGCGGATCGAAGTATTCTTCTGGGAAGAAGAAGTCGGGGTTGTCTCGGCAAGGCAGGCTTCCGCCAGCGTCTTCTATTTCCACCTGTGCGCTCGCAAATTCGGTGAAAGCCCTAGTTCTGTTCACCATAGGAATCTTACGGGGTTCGACCCAAATTACCTAATAGTAGCCAAATGTCGGTGGGTCACGCTAGGGTTGCCTTGTCAAATAAAAAAGCGGGTGGATTTTCAAGGTCCACCCGCAGTCAAAAGAAAGGACAAGGAACTCTTGACTAATAAAACATTAGCAGATTCACTTGGCAACGCAAGGAACATCGGATCTTGGGAATCCACAGATCCAGCTTGGCACGAAGCACGCAAGTCCAGAATCGGCGGATCCGAGGTTGGGGCAATCGTTGGGGCGAGTCGCTACGAAAGCGCCTATTCCCTTTGGGCTAAGAAACTAGGACTCATTGAATCAGATAAGACTGAGAATGAGTTCATGTATTGGGGTAAGGCGCTAGAGCCTGTTGTTATAGACAGGTTCGAGCAAGATCACCCCGAACTAACTGTTTACCGCGATGTCGGCAGTTGGGTTCACAAAGATCGGGAATACCACCTAGCCAATCCAGATGCTATTTACCAGCGCGAGGATGGGTCATACGGGATCCTAGAAATCAAAACCGCACGATACGCAGATGATTGGGCTGACGGCGTTCCGCAATACTATATGACGCAGGTTCAATGGTATCTAGCGTGCTTTGGTTTCTCGGAAGCGTATGTCGGTGTTCTGTTCTCAGGATCCGATTACCGCGAGTTCGCCGTTCAGGCTGAACCGATGTGGCAGGAATCCGATCTAATCAAGGTTCAGGAGTTTCGCGAATGTCTAGCGAAAGAAGTAAAACCTGATTGGGACGGATCCGAAGCAACTGTTATGGCAGTCCGTCAGCAACACCCGCTCATAGATGCCGATGACGCTGTTGAGTTAGGCGAGCTGGGTCTTCATTACAGTTCGGCGCTCGATGAGTTAGAAGAGGCTAAGACTAAAGCTAACGAGCTTCAGTCGCGTGTACTTGACGCTATGGGAAACGCCAAGTTAGCAGTTATCTATGAGACACCAGCGTTCCAAAGATCCTCACGCAAAGGTGGCACACCATACCTAACTAGAAAGAGAGGCGCGTAATGGATTACGACAAAGACATTCGCGAGCTTTACCAAGATCTATACGCAGATGAACCACCTATTGGCGCTTGGGTAATTATCAAGCACACCTATAACGACACCATAATCACAGGTGAGGTTATCGCGCTAAAGCACACACAACCACAACGAGGCTGGAAAGAAGAAGCTGATTTTGAGTTTGTAGTCTGGACCAATTTCAAGTTCCAGTTGGCGGGTGTCCGAGGTTGGCTCAAAGCTAACGATTGGGATGTACTCAATGTTATGACCGACTTTGAAAGCAAAAAACTAACAAAGAAAGAGAGAGATAAGTAATGGCACAATTCAATCTAGAAGACTACGAGACAGTAGCCAGCAGAATAACCAAGCTGTATGACGCGTTTCCTGACGCTCGTATCCAAACAGATAATCTAACGACACCTTACGATCGCGAGCGCGGGACTTGGGTTGTTCGAGCGGTTATCTATCTAAGCGCGGATGAACAAGAACGCGAACTACCTAAGTCGAATGGCTTGGCGTTTGAGATTGACGGCGCGGGTATGGCTAACAAAACCAGCGCACTAGAGAACTGCGAAACAAGCGCCATCGGTAGAGCGTTAGCCAACATGGGACTGTCGGGAGACCAGCGTGCCAGCCGAGAGGAAATGGCTAAGGTTCAACGAGGTGTTACACCCAGTCGCGATTGGATAAGCGAAGCTCAAACGATTATGAACACCGAAGAGCTGAGGGATCTATACAACCAAGCGCGTCAGTCAGGAGCAGGTCAGCACATACTAGAGCAAATAGCAGATTACGCTAAAGCACTAGAATCTAGCACCAAAGAATAGTAAAGTTGGTGAGGCGGGGTTAGACCAAGCTGACCCCGCCAACACAAAAAGAGAGAAACTATGACCGAGATCGTCACCCCAGATCAAATAATCAAAGCGCTAGTTGAACTCAGATCCGAAGCGGATAAGGGAATAGACGCGCAGTATCAAGCCGAAGTTGAGTTAGCTCAGAAGCAATTAGAAGCGGAGCGTATCGAGGCAGCTTGCTTCCTTAGGCTCAACGGGTTAGTCGCGGATCGGCAAGCGCTCGCCAAGCTAGAAAGCTCTCAGGCGCGTGAGCAAGCCGACATCGCGAAGGCAAAGTATAACCGCGTAAAAACAAAGCTTCAACAGCTCAGTCAGGCGCAGAGCGCTATTCAGACCCAAGCGCGTATGGTTGAGATTACTTATTCACAGGCTGGCTTAGGAAGATGACCCCAAATGAATTCAAGAAGTTTCAAGCTCGCGATCCTTACTGTCCTCATTGTGGCATTGGTGTTCCTTACTTAGTTCCGCACCACCGCAAGAATAGGGGAATGGGCGGATCTAAGCGCCTAGACAACCCAGCAAACATTCTTCTGGTCTGCGCTCAGCTGAATGGGGACATGGAACACGCTTCACAGGTGGCAGAAGACGCTAGGTTATACGGATGGAAACTAAAGAACTGGGAAGATCCCCTAGTCGTGCCTGTCTATGACGCGATGACTGGATTCACCTACCGATTGAAAGACGATTACACCAAAGAACCAATCTAGAAAGGACAAGTAATGCCGATTATTAGAGGCGCGCACGATTTCGATGAGAGCTTTACCCGTATGCCTAACCGCTGGCTACGCGATGAGCGCCTAAGCCTAAAGGCGATTGGCTTACTAGCGCAACTTCATAGCCATAGTGTTGGCTGGCGATTATCCATTAGGTCATTAGCCGAAGCAAACCAATGCGGTATAGATCTTATTCGCAACGCGATCAACGAGCTAGAACAGGCTGGCTACCTAAAGCGTGAACAGGCTAGGGGCGAGGATAACAAGTTCGCGGAAAGCATTTGGACTACTGTGGATCCGTCATCGGGTTTCCCGTCATCGGGTTTCCCGTCATCGGAAAAGGCAATACATAAGAAGATCAATATTAAGAAAACCAATCTAAAGAAAGATATGCCTACTTTAGATAGATTCGGTGAGTTCTGGGAAAGCTACCCGCGTAAGGTTGGCAAGAATAGCGCTAGGAAGGCGTATGAGGCTGCTAGGGGTCGCTACGCTGGCGCTACTGGCGATTACGAAGCCGATGTCATAGCAGGCGCGCTACGGCTCTCACAGGATCCCAACTTACCCGATCTTCAGTATGTCCCTTACCCAACGACTTGGCTAAACCGCGAGGGCTGGAACGATGACCCTTACCCTGAGCGCAAGCTGACCCCTGAAGAACTAGCTGAACGGGCTAAGGTTCAGCGGGAACTAAAGCGCCAAAAGGATCTTGCCAACACTCAGAAGCTACTAGCGGTCACCGCTGAGGCTTCGCCTATGCCGATCTGTGAGCATGGCGCGAAGTTAGTTCTATGTCGGAAGTGCTTGCGCTCGCAGCCAAATGGTGCTAAAAATGACTAGAATGAAAACATGGAACCTAAGCGGGTATGTGCGCGGTGCGGTATTGACCGCGAGCTACCGACTAAGAGGACTAAGAATGAGACTTGTCGCGGTTGTCGTGTCAAAGTCGAGCATGTTATACGCTATGCGAATGGCGAGACTTGTTTGGCGTGGCGTGGAGATTTTGACCGCGATGACAATCCAGTTCATAATGGGAAGATCTTTATGGCTGGCGAAAGGGAATGCGGTCATCGGGACTGTATCAACCCAGAACACATCAAATAAGAGAAAGGCAAGACACCTTGGCTAAAGTAATAATCGAAAACGCAACAGTAGAAAACCTATTGGGGCAAAAGGGATACACAGTAAGCGTTAGCTCTAAAGACGCAAGCGGATCTGAAAAGAAGCTCTACTACAAGATCTGGTCGAACACACCACAGCTACAAGGCGCGAAGCTAGAAAAGATTACTGGGGATCTCAGCGTGCGACTAGAAGAATATACTGACAAGAATGGTCAGCCGAAGCAGGTCGCAGCGATCCATGTGAACAACCCAGTCTTCGATTCAGCAGACACCCCGTTCTAATGGATACCTTTGTGGTTCTTGGGCAACCAGTCCCACAAGGTTCTATGAAGCATGTTGGCGGTGGGCGGATCGTTAGTAAGTCTCCCAAACTAAAAGAGTGGCGCGAGAAGATTGCGCAAGTAGTTAGGGAACAAGCTGGCGAACCCGCTCACCCCGATCCAGTTGCCGTGACAGTAATCTTTACTTTCAACAAACCCAAAACTGTCACTCGCGAACTACCAACTGTCCCACCAGATCTCGACAAACTTCAGCGCGCCATCGGAGACGCGTTGAGTATCGACTGTAAATACCTAATTGACGATGCCCAAATAATCGAATGGCACGCAGAGAAGGTTTACGGAACGCCAGCAGGCGTGGTTATCCAGATTTCTAGGATCTAACCCAAACCGAGTCAGGGCTACTAAGACCCCTGAAGACCCATCAAGCGCCGAGAAGACTAATAGCGACCCGATTACCCCAGCGCGGGGATCCGACCCGTCAGCGAGCCTCACAGGGCTGTTTAGCCTAAAACCCTCGCCAGCTCTACTCAACGCGCGAAACGCCGATAGAAAATAAAAAACCGAGCGCTGACTACTATCCCAGCCCGTTATGAAAAAGTTATACAGATTAGGTGCTAACAGGGGCGAATAGGGGTCAAACGGGGTATAGTAATTGTATTAGCAAAGCGCTAAGGCACTAAAGATAAGGACAAAAAAATGACAATAGCAAAACCGATCCAGATGATCGAAGCAGAACTAGAAACCCTAGAGTACCTTTACGAAGAACTACTCACCGAGAAACTTCTAGCTATCAAGTTTGGCAAGAAGTCTGAGGTCGCAGAACTAAAGCGCGAGTGCGATCTAGCGTGGGCAAGATACGAAGTGCTTGCGACCTTCCGCACCAATCTAAAGTATGAGCTTGAGAAATTCGCGGTGGCAGAATGACAGGCTTCGAGAAACTAACCGAAGACGCGTTAGTCAAATTCATTGAAAAGAATGACGGCACACCGCTGATTGAAGATCTAGTTCAGGATGCTAAGGATGAACTGTGGCAACGACAGATTGAGAAGATTGCCAATGACCGCTTAGAGAATCCAAAGCTCTGATGTTTGAGGAAGATGGCGAAACGCTTAGGCTCATGCGCCTACAAAGATTGCGAGACAATCTCATAGCAGAAATACTTTACGGCTTGGGCGAAGCGGATAGAGGCGAGGAAGATCTAAACCTGATCCGCGAGCTAGAACTAAAAGTCGAAGAAGCAAAAATGGTTAGTCATGAGATTAGCCAGCTAATCAAAAAAGGAGAGATACATGGAACTACTAACACCTAAACAAGTTGCGGATGCGCTTGGGGTTCACCTAAACACCGTATACCGACTAATCGCCAATGGCGATCTAACCGCAGTAAGGGTTGGACCGAAGCTGTTGCGCGTAAATAAAACCGAACTAAACAATTATTTGAAAGGACAAGTCTCATGAGATTCAACTATGACGAGATCAAGAAAGCCATTGAAGAAGAATGGGAAGAACTAGCCGAAGACACTTATCCCGAAGACCGATTAGCTGAAATGGCTGATGGCTTTGTCCCGATTTATTACGGGGAGATTATCGAAGACTGGCAAAAAATGCCTAGCGAATACACAGATAACTGGAAAGAACAATACGGCGGGGTTATCCCAGAAGAAGTTGGGATCACCGCGCTCATGACCACAGATCTCTACGAGTACTATCACGCCACCACTAACGAGATCTATCAGGAAATACTAAAAGACAAGGAAGATAACTGATGGCAACGACAGCTAAAGAACTAATTGAGATCCTACAAAAGTATGTGGACCCAGATGAGTTTGTTATCTGGCAGTACTACACACGCGAAGATTTTGAACAAGACGAAGACGCTCAAGTGACAAATGATGAGTTCGGTGAAGTCGCAGATTCCCTCGGCAACTGGGATGTCTGGGAAGGTGTCCCCGATCTAATCTCAGACGCAATTTACAGTTACAAAAACAAGAAAGGACAAGAGTAATGCCTAACGCAAGAACAACAGATCCCGAAACCAGCCATGAGGCTGCGATGTCTGTGACAAACATTACCCCGCTGAAGCAGGAAATACTTCAAAGGCTAATGACCCCAATGACCGATACCGATCTATACGAAACGCTTAGAACTGGTTCACGCCTCATCGTGACGGAATCAGGTGTCAGATCTAGACGCTCAGAGCTAGTTCAAGCTGGGTTAGTTAGAGACACAGGCGCTCGCCAGAAACTAAAAACTGGGCGCAACGCAATAGTTTGGGAGACAACACTATGAGCGAACGACCACTCATTTCCGAAGCTGCTTCGGGAGATCTACAAAGTATTATCGCGAGCGCGACTATCAAAGCGTTCAACCAAGGGCTGCGAACTGAACGCGAACGAGTTGTGCGATTGCTTAGGGATCTAAAAGAACACACCGCTTGCGATTGCGCAGGTTGCGAATCATGGGTGAATGCTTTCGATTATCTAATGGCAGAAGTGGTGAAGGGATAATGCTAAGGACTTGTCAGATAACAGATTGCGATAGACCGCATCATGGCAAAGGCTTCTGCGAACTTCATTACCAGCAGTATCGCCTAACACAAGCACCAGATTGTATAACCGAGGGTTGCTCTAAACCAGCGCGATCTAGGCAGATGTGTCATGGTCATTATTCGGCGTGGCTAATCGCAACAAGCGAGAAGAATGTTATTGACTATGACGACTTCTGGGAATTTGTCAAGAAAGAACTAAAGATAGGACAAGTAAATGTTCGGTAAGAAGAAACTAAGTGAGGCTCACAAGCGCATGGCAGGAGTTTGGGCGGATGGCTATGGCAGAGGGTATGCCAAGGGTAGTAGTGAGATGAGCCAGTTTGTTAGGGAAATGATTATCAAAAACCTACTAGCTGACGCGGTAATTATCACTAACGCAGATCTAAAGATCCTAGAGCGCGTGGTTGAGATAGTAGAGGAATCATGAAGCTCTGCCCGATATGCGAGAAATGGCGCGACTCTAGTTCTAAAGAAACTCGTGTCGCAATCTGCGGTAATTGCTTTGAAGTGATAGATAATGAAAGAGCAACAATAACTAAGAGAGTTGGTGTGAAATGACCGAAGAACGAGGCACATCGAAGCGTTGGGAAGCGCAGTTTACGATCCCTGAGATACGGGAAATCGCAGAGAATGGCGGGAAACTAGAGGGGCATTGGGCAATAACTGTAAATGTCCCCATAGGCACTAACCCATTCTCAGGCACAAAGCTATGGGTAGACGCACTAAACACGCTGACAGAATCTTGTGGTGTCAAGATAACTACTGTAAGGTTCAATCTAAGCGCGAATGTCGCTGGCTATGAGTTCGGAATGAAAGAGGAATAAGAATGACAATAGAGACAATCGCAGGAGTAATACTAGTTGCGCTTGCTTTAGTAATTCTTTACTTTAGTGCGATAGGCATTGCCTTTATGTGGATAGTCAAGCAGATCCAGCGCATTCAGGATAGGGACAGGACAGATGCTAGAAAACCTTCAACCGATAGCAAAGCTACCAAGCTGTAAAGTGCGAACCATTACTCAAAGCTTAGAAGCTAAGGATCGTAAGATACTAGAAACTGCTTTGACAGATAACAAATGGACTCCCCACTCATTATCAGTAGCATTAGAACAACGCGGAATAGCGCTCGCAGACAAGATCATTCGCAAACACCAACTTCAACGATGCTCATGCGCACAGTTAGGTAAGTAATGCTAGACAACTTACAGCCAGCACCGAAGCCAGAACCAACACCATTCGGAAGACCAGCGGTTGAGTTTGACGGATCTGAGGGAACTGCGACAACTCGCGGACTACCGCAAGGCGCTGACTTTACTGAGTTCTTATTAGAGGCTGGCTACGATCCTGAGCAATACGAAGTTATCGGCAACCCGCGCACTTCACGCTGGCAAAGATACGATGGCGAATGGCTTACCTCTTACCGCTTCCACTTTCGGCTAAAGCAAGGCGGAGAGAATCTAGGTTTACTCTGGTCTCGCGCGTCTAAGTTTCAGCCAGCTAAAAAAGAAACCAAACAATCAACCATCGTTGTCTTATGGTCAGACACTCAGACAGGCAAGGTCGGTTCACGCGGTAATACAACGGATCTAATAGAGCGCGTAGCACAGAAGCAGATAGAGCTAGATGCCTTTCTAAAGAAGCATAAGCCTGAACACGCAGTCTTCCTCAATGTCGGTGATTCGATCGAAGGCTTTGACAATGTCGCAGGTCAAATGTTTACTAACGATCTAAGCCTGATGGAACAGGTAGATCTAGAGGCAACCTTTCAATGGGAAACCCTAAAGCTACTAGCAAAGCACACAGGCTCAGTCACAGCAGCAGCCGTAGGATCTAACCATTGCCAATGGCGCAGGGGTAAAGATAAGCTCGGCAACCCATCGGATGACTGGGGTATACACATCCAGCGCCAGCTCGCCCGACTAGCGCAAGAAACCAAACAACCAATAAAGTTCTTTGAGCCACAGCCTTATGACGAGAGCTTGGCGATCCCGATCT